GCAGTGACCGAGGTGCTGGCGTTGTCGTTCCAGACCGCCAGGTCCTCGGTTTGGAACGGCATGTAGATGGTGACGCCGGAGGGATTGACCACCTTCCAGCTCTGCGGCGTCGTGCCGTTCGACGCGCCACCGTTGCGATAGACGGCGGTGTTGGAGAGGACCGAGCCTTGCACCGTTTCGTAGGCGTAGTTGTAATTCGTGCCACCGCTGTCGCAGCAGTGCATGCGGACCTTTGCGCCATACAGCGGGGGGTTCCCGCTAATAAGCGAATAGCCCGATCCCAGCTTGCAGTTTTGCAGGGTGATCTGCTTGTTGCCGGGCGCGGCCGCGTTGAAAATGGCATTGCTGCCGAGGGCCGAAAGGTCGCAGTCGCGAAGGACCGTCTCGCCGAAGCAACCCTGGTTGTTCGTCTGGCTGTAGCTCTGGAACAGGTTTGTGGGCACCGCCCCGCTCGCCGCGAAAGTGCAGCCCACATAAGTATCGTTGGCGGTCTGCGAGGCTATGTATTGGCCGGTCGAGCCGAATAGGAAGGTGCAGTTCCGGAACTCGATCTTCTCGTAATTGATACCGGAAAAATAGCCGATGTTGAAACTGCCGACGGAGTTGGTGTGGCCAATGGTAAACGAACACGACTCGAAATAATTTACGCCGCCTCCCGAATAGGTGAGAAGGAATCGGGAGGAACTCGAACCGCTGCCGCTGACGAAGCTGATGCCGAAGAAATAGCCGCTGCCCCCGCTCTGGAGGGTGATGTTGTTGATACCGCCGGTGACGCTGATCGACGCGCCCGCCTGCGCCGTCGTCGGAGGCACCGTCGATGGATTGACCGATATGCAGGCGGTGGTGAAGGTGCTGCCCAGGTTGAGCGTCAGCGATTGCGCCTGCGTCTCCGCATGATCGCTCGCCACATAGTAGTTGTTGCCAGCGCCATTGGTGTTCGTCGCGCTGTAGAGGCGCGGGTAAGGCGCGGCCCAGGCGGTGCCGCCACCATCGCCGTTGTAGGCGGCCTGCCCGGTGCATTCCGTCCAGGTGACGGTGTTGTCGGCCGTCGTGCCGTTCTGGGTCAGCGTCCAGGACGGCTCAGAGGCACCGCTGGTGCCCGCCGTGCTGCACCGAAAGCACCGCTCGGAATTGACCGCTGGCGTGGCGAGCTGGCGCACGATCGCGCCCGCCGCATAGACGGTCGAAGCCGCCCAGGCCGCGACGGCAGTGTAGCGCGTCGATGAGGTGTAGACGTTGGCCATTGGCCAGGAGCCTCGGCCGCTACGCCTCGGTGAGCACGACCGACGAGACCACCACCGGGCCTCCCGCCGCGATGGCGGTGCTGTTCATGATGACGGACGCGCCCGAGGTGCCGACGTCGAGGTCCACGATGGACGCCCCGCCCGAGGTGGCAATGCGCGCATAGCCGGCGGTCCCCGCCACGACGCCGGTGGTCGCGTTCGAGACGGAATTGAACACCAGCTGGCCGGTCATCACCAGCGCGACGGTCGCGCCGGTCAGGCCGCCGCCGGTCACCGGCTCGACGGCGACGGAGCTGGGCGCCACGCTGTAGGCGCCCCCGGTGGCGATCGTGAGCCCGGGCTGCAGCACGCCGCCGGAGATGGTGCCGGTGGCGGTGAACTTCGTGCCGGTGCCGGTGGTGCCGGTGATGGTGACCGCGCCGTTGGTCCCCCCGCTGCCACCGCTAACCACGGTGGCGCTCTGCACGGTCTGCGAGGCGACGCCGGCGGTCGAGGACAGCGCGCAAGTGGCGAGCAGGGTGCCGGTCGCGGTGTAGTCGGGCGATGACGGCTGGGTGCCCGAATAGAACAGGATGTTGCCGCTCGTCCCGATCGAGGTATTGATCTGGCCGGCGCGCGCGGCCTTGTCCGCGCCGGAAAGCTGCACATAGGCCATCGCGTTTTCCTTGTGGTGATGTCAGCAGGTTTGCCCGATACCGGGCGTCGGTTTGACCGCGGGTGAACCAGGTCAGCCGCTAAGCCACTCGACCGTCAGGCGGCCCGCGGCGCCATCGCCGCCCGCGTAGGCGGTCATCTGATTGGAACCGATGTCCGCACCTGAGCCGCCGCCGCCGGGAGCATTGCCGGCCAGACCGGCCAGCCCCTGGTTGGATTTCAGACCAGCTCCGCCCGCCGTGCCGCCACCACAACAGCCGCCTTGATAGCCGCCGTCGCTGCCGGCCAGGTTCTCGTCGCCGGACGATGAGCCCGTGCCGCCGGGACCGGGCGCGACCCAGGAAGCCGCCTGCGCGGCGCCGTGCGCGGTGTAGGTGGTTCCACCGACCGTGAAGGTGGAATTCGACCCGGCGCTGCCAAGACCGCCATTGCTGCTGCCGCTACCGGCGCTGCCATGGGTGCCTCCGGCTCCGATCGAGTAAGCGCACGTTGCGCCGGCGGTCAGGCCGGTGATCGGCTGCAGCTTCCGCACGGTTTCGCCGCCACCGCCGCCACTGCCCGCAGTGTACCAGCCCGTATCGTACGGCGGCGCATAGGTGGAATTGTATCCGCTGCCGCTGCCGCCCGCGCCACCGCCGACAAGCACGAACCGGCAGGCTGTCGCCCCGGTCGGCACCGTGACGTTGCCGCTGCCCGAACTCACGACCTGGACCGATATGAGCCGCCCCGTTTGCGAAGGTGGCGTGCCGCCGGTGTAGAGAGTGTTGAGCGCCGCGAGGAGCTGCGTCTGGTTGGTGGGCGATGGCGTGATCCCGGCCGCGGTGACGACGGCCAACAGCTCGTTGATGAGCATGTTCAGCCACCAATACCTGACGCGCGTGGCCGAGGTCACACCTGGCACGCCGCCGGTGAACCAACCCCGCGTTCCGGTCAGCGACGGAACGCCAGGGTCGCTCGGTGCGGCCGTCGGATCGGTAATCAGGTCCATTGAAACTGCCTTATGAGAACACGAAGAAAAGCAATGTCTGCGCGGGCTTGTATCGCGTCATGCGACAGATCAATTCGCCCGCGTCATAGGTCTCCAGCAGGTCATCGGCGAAGGATTCGTCGGCGCTGAAGTAGAAGGTCGTGATCTGCGGCGCGTTGACCTGCCACGCGAAGGCCCAGCTCGGGTCGCAGTCCGGCAGCTCGCAATCGTCATCCGCGCAGAACGGCCAGAACTCGGTGATGGTGATGGCGAAGCCCAGAGCGAGCGCGAACGCGATGAAGTACGGCACGCTCTGCCCGCCCGTCGCGATCAGCTTGGCGAGCACGGCGGCCTGGCGCTGCTGCAGCGTCGCCCCGAGCGCGGTGCATGGATCGGGTAGCCCGAGCGTCGCTTCCCACTCCGGCAGCAGGAACACCGCCGTCGGCGGGAAACAGTCTTGCAGCAGAGCAGCGGAACTCTCGCCCTGGCGCACATAGGTCGGCATCAGCGCGTTCAGCGCCTGCGTCAGCACGGCGTCGGACTCGCGCGGCCACACGAAGCCGGTCGGCAAGAGGCCCTGGAAGCCGGCGAGGTAGTCGGCCTGGCTGTAGGTCGGCGTGTTGAAGATCGGCAGAGTCGGCGTCGCCGTCCCGTCCGCCCAGAGGATCACGGATGGCAGCGGCAGCGCGGGCGGAGCGGCATGCGCCGTGCGCCCGGCCAGAACGGCCGCCGCGGACACCGGCAGCGGCAGCGTGACGGCGCCGGCGGCGGTGCGCCCGGCTCGGCCGGAGGCCGCGGCGATCGGCAGCGGGAGCGTCGCGGCGATCACCGCGATGGGGGGAATAATCGCCGTCGATGTGATGGCGCCGAAGCCAGGAAGGATGAAGCCCCTGGGCGGCGCATTCTCGCTGACGGCGCCGACACCCGGAAGGATGTATTGGCGGGTCTGGGCGGTCATTTATGCGACCGTCAGCATCGGGTCCAAATAGAACGCCGTGGTCTCGGCAGCGACGTAGAGGCGCGCGCGCACCGGGCCTTTCTGTGCCGGCGAGATCGGAACGGTGATTTTGTAGACATAGGTTTGTGCGCCGGTCCAGGTCGAGCCGTCGGTCGTCAGGGCCGCGCCGGTTCCGATGACGCTCGACACCCTGCTGCTGGTGGTGGTTCCCAACGAAGATCCCGACGCGCCGAGATAATCGACTTCCAGCCAGACCTGCGCGTTGGTCAGCGGAACGCTCGATGTCAGGTGGACCGTCGCGCCGGTCGCGGCGGTATTGTCGTTCCACACCGCCATGTCCTCGGTCGCGAAGGGCGCGGCTACGCCCACGGTCACATTCGACGAGGCGGCAACCTGCCAGCTCTGCGGCGTGGTGCCGTCGGTGAAACCGCCGCTGCGGTAGACCGAGGTTGATGTCAGCACGGTCCCGAACAGCGAATAGAATTTATACTCGTAATTCGTCGCGCCGGAATCGCAGTCATGGAAGCTGACGGCCGATCCGAACGCAGTGATGCTGGCCGGCGTCACCGAGGCGTTCAGTTTGCAGTACGACGCCTTGAACAACGCTGATACGTTGCCGGTATTGCCCACCAGCGTCCCGCTAATGTTGCTGAAGTCGCAAGAGGTCGCCCATACATCGGCCCTGGCGCTAAACTGGAAAAGCGTGGTCGGCAGAGTGCCAGACCCGGCGAACGTGCAACCGATAAGTTTGAAAATACCGACGTTGAAAGCGATGTAATCGCCGGCCGCGCCGAAAGTGAAGGCGCAATTCCGAAACTCGGCATAGCACGATCCATAACTGCCACCGATAAGAAGATAACTCGTCGCCGTCGTCAGCAGGTTGAAGGTGCAGGTATCGCAGACGGTGTAATATCCGTTTTGGTTAAAGCACCATTCCATATTGGCCGCACTCGACCCGGTGCCGACATTGAACGTGATGCCGTAACAGTAGACGGCGCACGAACTGTTCCAAACATTCAGTCCGGACGCTCCGGTCGTGGTGATCGAAGCGCCGGCCGAGCCAGTCGTCGGCGGGATCGTCGCCGGACTGACGGAGATCACATTCAACGTCGCTAGACCGTAACTCGCAAAATTGATCGTCTCGGCGGAGGAAGTCGTCTCGGCGTGGTCGTTTGCGAGATAGACGTTGTCGCCCGCCAGCGCCCAGTTGTCGAAGTTGTTGATGAGATTCATCAGCCTTGCGGACGGCGCACCCCAGGCCGAGCCGCCGCCATCGCCATTGTAGGCGGCCCGCCCGGTGCATTCCGTCCAATGCGCCGTGTTGTCCGTGGTGGTGGTGTTGTAGCCTGTGCCCCACGACGGTTCCGACGCGCCACTGGTGCCGGCCGTGGAGCAGCGAAAGCATCGCTCGCTACCCACGGCCGGGCTCGCGAGCTGGCGCACGATCTGCCCAAGCGTGTAGGCGGTCGAGGCTGCCCACTGCGCGACCGCGGTGTAGCGCGTGGAGGAGACATACCAGTTGGCCAAGGGCGCGGCTTCTCTACGTGCTGAAGGTGCAGGTGCCGACGGTGAACAGGTCGCCCGTCGATGGCGTGAGCGGCCCGGCCGGCGCGGTGATTGTGAACTGCGTCAGGCCCGGTATCGCGGAGAGAGCTTGATACCAGGCCGAGGCATCGAGCGCGGGCCACGCGGCGCCGGTGAGCGGATTGACGGTGCCCCCGACGTTGCCCAGGCGGACGAACATATCGGCGAGCGCGGCTTCGATCGCCTGTTGCATCGGCGTGGTGTTGTTGCTGCCGAGGTTGGCGATGGTAAAGTTCACCGGGCTCGCGACCGGCGCGTTCACGTAGACGAGCGCGGTGACAGGCCGCAGCGGGAAGATGTGGTTGGCGACATTCAGCTGATCGCCGGTAGCAGCCGACGCGCGGGTCTCATTGGTCGCCACGCCGTTGCTGCCCTGCGGGAAACCACCGAAGGCAGCCTCGGCCTCATCGAGCATCACGTAGACGGTGACCGATCCGACACCGGCCGCGTTCGGCGCGACCCAGGCACGGGTGACGCCTGGAACAGCCAGCGCCCATTCGATGTAGTCTTCCATGTCCCCGCCCTGCGGCGGCGAGGAATAGGCGTCCATGACCCTCGTGCGGAAGTTGTCGGTGTCCTCCTGCGGCGAGCCGCCGACGATCGGGGTCGATGACAGCCCGTTCGCCGCCACGCCCGCGATGCTGCCGCCGAGCTGGAAGGCAATGCCCTCATCGCAGTTGCCGGCCGCGCCGGAGGTGGTCGCCTGGATCGGCACGGTTGCGGTGCCGGCGCCGCTCATCGGCACATCGGCGGTCGAGGCATAGGCGAAGCCGTCAGACGAACGCAGGATCGGCGTGCCGCTCGGGATGTCGCACGCCTGGGTGACGGTGAACTGGATGCTGCCCGCCGCGAAGGTCGCATCCACGACGGAGACGCCCTTGAGGCCGCCCCATCCGGCCAGATATTCGCCGGTCGAGGTATAGGGAACCGACTGGAGGCTGATCCAGTCGAGGTACAGATAATGCAGGTAGGCGAAGCCCGCCTGCACGTAGGCTATGACGCGCAGCACGGCCTTTTGCAGCAGGCCGGAGATCCCGTTGCCGTTCGGCGCGATGATGTTAGCCGCGATGATGTCCTGCAGCGCCTGGTCGCGCAGCTGGGTCAGTGTGGGGCGAGGATAGGGCATCAGAAACCGTTCCACGCCCATTGAAACTGGAAAGTTTCGGCCTGCCCGACGCCGGGCTTCGTGATGTCTATGACGATGCCTATTTGGTCTCGCGTGTTCCAGAAGGTGGTAACGCTGATCGAGGCCGCCACGCCGTCATCCAGCAGCCATTGCAGCGCCTCGGCGCAGTAGTCGCGAGCCTGGTTCAGCAGCGTCGTCTGATCGGTCTTCTTGGAACGATCCAGCTGCCACAGGCGCGAGCCGATCAGGCTGGGCTCGTAGGTGTCGCCCCACCAGCCACGCCGGTCGTTGATCGCCGCCGGATCGGGCGAGATGTAGTCGGAGGACGCCAGCCGATCGGTGAACAGCGAGACGAGGACGGCGCTCTGGATGTCGGGACCAATGCCGAGATCGCCATTGCGTACGGTCCAATCGCCGCGCGCATTGGCCGTGTCCCAAACGATCGCGATGTCGGTCATTCGAGTTGGTTCGGAACCTCGGTCACCTTCGTCGAGGTGCCCGCCTGCACATTCAGGATGTTGTGGTTGTGGCCGTCATAGATCGACCGCATGAGAGCCATGGTGTTCGACTGCGTGTTGCAATGGTCGAGCACGTCGCCGGTGCACTTGAAGATCGGCGTGTTGCAGATGACTTCGGTGCTGGCGACGATGGTGACGGTGTTGCTGTTCAGAACCGACACCGGCTGGCCGTTCGCCTGCACGACGACGCCGTTGTTCTCGGTCAGATAGACGGACTTGCCGAAGAAATCGTAGAGCGCGGTCTCGCCCGAGAGCAGGTTCTTCATGCGCCCCGTGGGGCTGGTGGTGCCGACGCAGACCTTGTTCGAGCGCGCCCCGGCGACGAACTGCAGCACGGCATTGGTGAGCGAGGGCGGGTTGCTGGCGAACCCCCAGAAGGTCACAACCGGCATGCGGTCATGCACTTCGAGGCCGCCGATCGCCACCTGGGCCATCTGCACGGGGCCGGTGTCGTCCACGCTGATGATCTGCCCGAAGGCGAGCGCGTGGCGGACCCGGTTCCACGTCCGCTGCAGCGCGTGCCTCACGGCCCGGCGGCGTCCCCGGCGCGCGGGTTGAAGTTCGGATCGGCCGGATTGTTCGCGTTCCGCAGCGCCTCGGTGACCATCCAGTCGTAGGGCTGCAGGTCCGACGGCTCGATGGAGAACGCGAGCGCGGGCATCAGCACCAGCTCGGCCACGGTGCCGCGCTCGCCGTCGCGCAGGAAGCTGACATCGGCGATGATCCAGTTCTGCGAGTCGATGCCGAGGATCGGGATATCGACCGGCGCCATGCCGTTCGGCTGCCAGAGCGTGCCGGCGCTGTCGCGCCAGCTGTCGCAGGTCAGCGTCACCATCTGCGAGCGGCCCTGGCGGCGGTTCAGTTCCCATTGCGCGCGCTGCTGCGCCAGCTGGATGCCGAAGATGGTTTGCTCGGAGACGACGATCAGCGGGCGAAAGCGCGGCACGCCGGGATCTTTCAGGGCCGGGAAAGGAAAGCGGCCGCCGTTGAGGTCGGAGAGATTGTCGGCCGACATCAGCGTGGGCTGGTAGAGCGAATACCGCTGATCCATGGAGAAGGTCGCCTCGGCGGCCTGCACGTTGCGGCCCTGCTGAAAGCCGCTCGCCATGGTGACGGCGCCGACATCGGCAAAGAGCAGGTTGCCGTTCACATCGTCATAGACGAGCACGCGGGCATAGCGCGCGACCTCCTCGATGATCTCCATGGGCGTTTCGGTGAGCGTGATGTTGAAGGTGATCGGGCCGCCGAACGGGGCGGTCAGCGCCACATCGTCGCCGCCGACAATCGAGGCGGTGATGCCGAACGGATTGGCAAACTTGGTCGCCAGCTCCATCAGCGACGACACCGAGACCTGCATGCCGTTCGACTGGCCTTGCAGGTTGATGCCGGCCGAGCAGTCCACCAGGTCTTGCACCTTGCTCCGCCCGGTCACACGGACCGTGTGGCTCTGCGGCGCGATCGAGGCCACGTAGCGGTCGATGTAGCCGGTGATGACCACGTCGCTGCCCAGCTTGATCTGGCAGGTGTCGCCCGGCTTGCAGATGACCATGGGCTTGCCGGGGTATTTGTCCGTCATGGCGATGTCGAAGCTGCCCGGCACCCTCTCCAGGCTGCGGCTGACCTTGATCGCCTGCCAGCCCGTCCAGGACTGCCCGCCCACGATCAGCTGCAGCGTGTTGTCGATCGGCCCCTGGTGCGCGGCATAGCTCGCCGCCGGGTTGGCGCCGCCCTGGTTGCTGACGTAGTCGGTCACGAGGACAGCGCCTCGAACGACGTCGGCATGAAGGCCGGATGGATCGGATCGACGCGCGCGACCAGCTCCGTCACCCGCGACGTGTCCTGGTAGAGCTGATAGGCCAGGAACAGCGCCGGCAGCGGCATCGCCCGCGTGACGGTCACCGTCTGGCCGACCTGGAGCCCGCGCGTGGTGAGGTCGATGACGACGGCCGACTGAAGGCTCTGCAGCGCCACATAGGTCTCGGCGTCGTCGGCATCGGCGGCGATCTCGCTCTCGGCCTGGAACAGCCCGATCAGCACCGTCAGGAGCGCCAGCGCGTCGGCATAGCTGGTGGGCTGGTAGTCGGCGGCGGCCAGCGCGATCGACGCCAGCGCGGCGCGGCGCCCCACGGCGGCGATGGCGGTCTGTACCGTCGCCATGTCCTGCCCGATCGGCGCGGACCCTGGCGAGATGGTGGGCGAATACTGCGCGAGCGGCGTCAGCAGCCGGATCGCGTCGGCCGGATCGGTGCAGGCCGCGCGCACCGCCTCGGTGAGCGCCTGCGCGCCGGCGGCCGCCGCATCGGTCTGCGTCGTCCCGCTCACAGCGCGGAGACGAGGTTGGTGAAGCCGGTCGCGGCGGTCTTCACGGCGGTTCCGAGCGTGACCGAGGCCGAGAGCACCCCACTGGTCGCCGACACCGTCCGCGCCGCGAGGGAGAGGGCCTGATTGACCGGGGCCAGGATGTTGGGCGTGGTGGTCAAATTCCCGGCGTTGTAGCGGCCGAAGTTGGCACCCCCGCCCACTACCCCGGCGAGGCCGGTGACCGCCCCCACGACCCGCGAGGCGTCGCTGACGACGGCCTGGGCTGCGTTGACGAACCCGGTCGCGGTCGCCAAGCCGGCCTGCACGGTCTGATAGCCGGTCTGCAGCGCGCTCACGACGCTGGACCCGAAGTTCGAGCTTGCTGCGGTGGTCAGCTGCGCGGCGGCCGTCGTGGTCGCGGCCTGGGTGGACGAAGCCGTCGTCGGGTTGAGCGGCTGGTTGGTGCCGGCGTCGATGAAGACGAACTGCAGCTCGACCACGCGGCCGAGTTCCCATCGCTCGTCGCAGGAGAACTCGATCAGGCTGACCTGGATGGACCCGAGCGACGGATGCACCAGCTGGCCGGCGTTCGGCGTCTCCACGGCCGCCAGCATGGCCTGGCGCTGCTGGTAGACATCGTCGCCGATCAGGAAGCCGTTGAAGGTGAGCGAGCGGACCCCGCGGCCGAGGTCCTCGATCCAGACCGTGTCGCGGAACGGATACTCGTGGACCACCACGCGGCGGCCGCGCCGGATGCCGGCCTGGCGCACCTTGAAGCCGACGCCATTCCAGGACGCCGGCTGAAGGTTGGCGGCCCACGCCCCGAGCGAGCTGGGGGACGCCACCGCGCCGGCCATGCCGGCCGCGCTGCCGAAGATGTTGCCGCCGCCGAACAGGTTGCTGACCTGATTCGCCAGGGTTCCGGCGCTGCTGACCACCTGCCCGGCGGCGCCGATGGTCCGCGTGACGGTGTTGAGCCCGCCCGCGACGGTGTTGATCGCCCCGACGACGCCGCTCATGGCCCGTAACCTGGCAGGCTGTTCACGACGCGCGACTGGCCGCCCCAGAGATCGCCCTCGGTGGTCACCGCGGCCGTGGTGCCGGGCGGTGCGCCGGTCATCCGCACATTCAGGTTGGCGGTGCCGTTGACCTCCAGGGCCGACTTCGACAGGCCGTCGCCGGTGCCCCCGCCGACATTCACCGGCGCCCCACCGGGCTGATCGACCTGCATGTCATTGGCGTTGGCGATCCACTGATCGTCTCGACCGC